TGAGCGGCGGTAGCTCAATAGGCCAGAGCGGAGTTAGAACATGGATTCCCGCCAATGTGGCGTATTCAACCATGACTGGCTCAGGGTGCAGGTTCAAGTCCTGTCCGCCGCTTTGAGACAACAGGAAAGGAATAGAGCCATGAAGACCATCAAACTCAGGTGTGATGACTCAGACTATCGAGCGATTCAACAGGCTATCTTGGAGCGTGAGATACTGATGGGATTGCCCCGTGGTGGTGGCCCGATTAATAGGGGCAGTAATCATGAGGGTCATGTCATTGCTGGAATCTGTCGAGGATGGCTAAGGCTTGTTTGAAGAGGAAGGAAGGTAATGTCCAGGAAGCAGAACCATAGGCCACACCTTTGGATAGGCTGGCACAAGAAGCGCCAGCGGTGGCAGGTGATAGTGAGGCTGATGGGAAAGAGGATTTACATTGGTTCAACGAAAGATATTACAGATGCAGTTATTATGAGGAACGCTTGGCTTGGGAGGTTTGGTGGCTTGGGGATGGCTTGGAGGAGAAGGAGGCAGAGGAAGGACAAGGTCTTGGAGTTTGAGCAGGGGGTGGCTGAGGCGGAAGTTTTTCAGGAGATGGCGAGTCAGGAGGAAAGAGAGCTTTTAGGGACGTTGGATGAGCTCCTGCAGGGAGAGGGAGGGTGAAGGGAAGGCTAAATGAAGGGAAGGCTAAATGAAGGGCAAACTAATGAAACAGCTCTCCCGCCGCGAGATTCGCTAGAGAGTGGAATGAAGCTAAGGCAACGAACAGTGGAGGCAAGTCAAATGAGATGAGAACTTTCAAGGAAAGAGTCATCAAGAGTAAGTTCGTGAAATCCCATTTTGGGAGATGAGGTGACGGAAATGAGGCAACGGCGGTGAAGGCCGCCAAAAGGAGAAGGAGAAGCAGTTATGAAGATGTTGGAAGGTGTGAAGATTACATCCCGTTTGGGGCAGAAGGGTGGACCAGCGAAGGTCGTTGGGGAAATCTCCATCGAGCAGTTCGAGACGATTGCGGAGGCCACGCAGTTCCTTGGTAGTGAGGAGGAAGTGCTGGGGCTGATTAACACGCAATACGCGACGAACATGAAGAACAAGGTGAGGGCCCTGGCAAACGTTACCATCAGCGACCGGAAGTTGCGGGAGATGGCGACGGATAGAGTTATCGGTGATAAGGATTGTTTGGAGGAGCTGATGACCACAGACAATCCGACCGAGACGAAGGAGAGGCTCGTCACTGAGAAGATGGCGGAGATTCAGGCAGAGCTGGATGCGAAGAGGGCTCAGGCAGCAGAAGCAGTTGCAAAGGGCACCAAGGATGAGGATGAGGATGAGGATGAGGATGATTAGGGAGCAAAGCGCAGGTAAGGCTTTCATCTCGGCCACTCCGCCTGCGTGAGGCTCTCGGTAGGAGGGTCTGAGCAGAGCTTGGGCCCTCCTGCCATAGTTGGGGGAGGGGTTGGGTGGGAGAAGGAGAGGCAAAGGAGAGGCAATGGACCATTGGAAGCTAGTGATGCACGTAGGAGTGAGGAAAGAGAGACCTAAGGGATGGATGGTCCAGTTAAGGGAAGGAAGGCTGGCGGCCAGGGCGTTGATTGTAGGGAGGAAGGGGAGAAAAGCGAAAAAGGGGAAGAAGAAGCGGCAAACAGCGAAGGAAAAGGAGGATGAGAAGTTCAGGAGAGCACTTCTAAGGCTAGGGGGAGAGAAGACAATTGCAAGGATGGGGTTAGGGACTGAGGTAAGAGGAGTTGAGGGATGAGTAGAATCTCGGCATTTATGTTGGTGATATTGGCAGCAATGCTTATACTTTGGTCGATTTTGTTGGTGCTTGAGTTGAAGAACCTTTTATAAGGAGAAGGTCATGGACACTATCAAGGTTGAGGTTTGGCTAACAACGTCGTCACATCCGGTGGTGCATGATGCGGAAGCAGTTTTCACGCAAGGGGCGCTGCTGTGTATTCGAGAAGCAGAGTGGCATGTTGATTATCCCTTGTGCCATGTTCACAAGGTGGTATCAGAGAGATGAAGTATGGACTTTATGGAATCATCGTAGGGTGCTTTTTGGTGGCGGGAGTGCTAGATCTTTGGGCCTGTCAGTGGAAACTTGGCATTCTTGCGTTGCTGTTTGGAATGATGAACGGGCTAATTTTCTTTTGGAGAGAGTGAGATGAAGCAAAAGAGGGAAGGAGAGCTTGTGGTGCCAGTAGCTTGTCCCAGCTGTGGTGAGAAGTACAGCCTGCAGTGGAATGGAGGGCAGGAGCTACTGTGCACGGAGTGTCTAAAGACATTCCAGCTTGGCGGTTATCTGACAAACTCCTATAAGGAAAATCCTAAGACGAAGGGGAGTGGAATAGTTTGTGTCATTCCACAGAAAGGTCGGTGCCCACACGAGTGCAAGGATTGTTTCTTCCAGGGAGGGCGTTCCTATCTGGAACCTCTTGAGGAGAATACCCCTAATATGTGTAGTGTGGAGGAGGCGGAAGGGAGGGTAGTGCGGATCAATGATGGAAATGATAGCTCGAATGACGTTGCGTTGGTGATGGCGGCATGTGAGAAGTACAAGATGAAGTTCTATAACACAAGTTCGTCAAGGTGTCTAAATCTTTTCAATGCTCCAGTAGTATTGACTGTGAATCCAGGAACAACGACGGATGTGCAGTCTACGTTATTACTCAAGATTCCAAAGAACTTGATGTTTGTACGAGTAAGGGTGAATACCTGGAATCGGCATGTGGTGAAGGCAACAGTCGAGCATTATGCAAGGTATGGGGTGCCGGTTGTGTTTACCTTCATGGCATATTTGAACGAGGAGTCGATTCCACTGAGGTATAGGTGTGATTATGAACTCAGGAAGAGGACACTTAATAACTATTGGGCTATTAAGGGGATAGTGTGGGAGGAGTACATGCAGGAGTTCAAGTCCTGTGAGTGGGTTCATAGCTGTGGGGAGAGTAGGACAGGGACTATTAGTTGTAGAACTTGTGGGAATTGTCTCCGAGAGTACTTCGCTACGATGGAAAGGATGAGAGGATGAGAAAAGGACCGGCAGAGGGGCTGGGACAGCGACTGAGCAGGTTGGAAATGTGTGTGGGGAGTCTATTGCCTGAGGCGGAGGAAGGTGAAAATATGAACTTCCTGACTGAGGAGACCGAGAAGGCCATCAACGACGTTCTGGCCGAGCGAGCACGGCAGCGGAAGCTAACGTTCGATGGTGTTTCGTGCGATGAGTTCGACAAAGAGAACTCACAGAATGATTGGGTAGCCTACATTACAAGCTATGCTGGGAGGGCTTCTCAAGAAGTGAAGCGTAACGAAGAGGAAGGTCAAGAGTTTCGAGAGTGCATGGTCAAGGTCGCAGCGTTAGCGATTGCTGCAGTAGAGGCTTATGATAAGGGCTATTGTCCAGGAGCAGCAACGGGATGAGGCTATCAAGGCTTCTACCACTGTTACTATTGCCCTCAATGGCCCTAGCCGTGGTGGTGAAGCGAGGGAGGATGAGATTGTGGTGCATGGCCATGTAGCACGTGCGATTGCTGAGGAAGTCGAAGCTATTGCACTGAAGGACGATAAGGTTGCGGAGGTGACTGGGGCCACTAAAAGTAGCGGCGCTGGAAAAGGACGGCTCGACCTGCTGCCTCCTTGGGCTATCATTCGCTTGGCAAAGCATTATCAGGAAGGAACCGTCGGTCCTCACGCTTATCCAGCAAGGGATTGGGAGAAGGGTATCAGGATTAGCAGGTACGTGGATTCAGCCCTCAGACACCTTCTACAAGGGTGGGGAGGGTTAGGGAGGGGCGAGCCTCATTTTGTTGCGGCCTTCTGGAATCTCTGTTGCCTTGTGGAGACGTTGCATAGGGTTGAGATAGGAGTGCTGCCGAAGGAACTGGATGATAGGGTGGTGCTTGAGAAGGAGCAAGAGATGGAAGAGCAAGGGATAGAAGAGGCACGGAAAGAAACGTTCGAGGCGTCCGACGACGAGGTGGAGCGCATGTGGAAGAGGGTTCGTGGGGTAGCGAGGGCGATGATTGGGGATTATCACTTAGCAGAGGAAATGACGGCGGAGGTGACCCTGAAGCTCATCGAAAAGAGGACGAGAGAGGGGGAGCTCAGCTTCATTATGCTAAAGCACATGATGATAGATGCCCTCAGAAAGTACCGCCGTAGGGAAATGCAGTCGTTGGAGGGAGATGTGGCAGAGCCGATTAGGAATGATGCCGCTGTGAAGGCAAAAGAAAAGGTGGCGGAGTTGATGGAGGGGGCGAACTTGACGGCCTTGGAGGGTAAGGTCATTTATGAGCTTTACTATCTGGGTTTGCCACTCATAAAGGCGGCACTTAAGACGGGTCTTGGAGTAGATAAGGTTCGAGCGTTGAAGCAGTCGTCGTTGGAGAAACTAGCGAACGCGGAATGGAGAAGGCAGGTAGCGGAAGAAGAGGAAAGTGATGATTAAGAGTGATAGGATAAGGGAGTTGCTGTTGCAGGGCCTCTCATTGAGGAAGGTACAGGCAGTAATGGAAAAGGAGGGAACGCCTACAAGTCTTGGTAATATCTCAAAGGTGAAGAAGGCTATGTTGGGAAAAGGCATCGTGGTGGAGGGAAAGCCAAAGAAGGATGGCGAGACTTTCGAGAGGACAGGAGGGAAGGGAGGGAGAGAGCAGTCGCTGAAGTTTATTGGAAGTAGGGTTAGGACGGTGGAGGACGCCCTCGAGAAGGCGGAAATTGACGTTAGGTTATGGGACGTTGAGAGGTTCAAAGTCAACTCTTGGGAGGTAGCATCAAAAGACCCTAGTGGAAAGGTTACGACGACTCCGTTGTGGCAGGTATGTGTTTGGCTCAGGAGGAAGGCAGAGGACATTTTGCAGTTGGAGGTAGTGGCAGAGAGGACCATTGAGCAGATGAAGGTCTACGCTCCTAAGACGTTCAAGATTTTGGAGAGGGCTCCGATGAAGGCAACTGGACGGATGTTGGAGCTGGACCTTTTCGATGTCCATCTTGGGCTCCTTAGTTGGGCAGCAGAAACAGGCGTGAACTACGATACGGAGATTGCGGAGAGTAGGTATATGAGGCTATTGAAGCAGCTGTTGGTAGTCGCAGGGCCAGGAGCTGCAGAGGTGGCGTTGTTGGTAGCAGGGAACGATTTTTTACAGGTTGATACGGAAAGGGCTACGACGACGCAGGAGACGGCGGTTGATGTGGATACGAGGGCCACGAGGGTTTTCGAGAGAGGGAAGTGGTTGATGGTGAGTGCCATAGACCTTTTGCTCCAGCAGGTAGGGAGGGTGGTAGTGCCGATAGTGCCGGGAAATCATGATAGATTCAGCATGCTGCACCTAGGCCACGTGTTAGCAGCGTGGTATAGGCATGCTGGAGGGAAGGTTCAGATAGACTTTTCGCCGAAGTTGAGGAAGTATGTGGAATGGGGGCAATGCTTGTTAGGCTTCACACATGGGAGTGAGGAGAAGAAGGAGCGCTTGCCGATGATAATGGCACATGAGCAGAAGCAGGCATGGGCAAGGACGAAGTACAGGACATGGAGGATAGGGCATAAACACTCACCGAGGGCACTTTTGTTGAAGGTAGGGGACACATTGGATGGCGTGTGGGTGAAGCAATGTGCGGCGCTTACATCCAGGGATGCCTGGACTACAAAGAAAGGCTTAGGTGCGATGGGAAGTGCACCAGGAGCGTCGGCTACAGTCTGGGACAAGGAGTTAGGAAGTATTGCGGAATATACGCTGAGTGTTTGAAGGAGCAAAAGAGAACTTTTAAGGAGTGAAACTATGGAGGCGGGTAAAGTTGAGGTAAGGGAAAAAGACCATCGGAGCGTGTCCTCCATGTGTGACTTTGCGAGGTGTCCAAGGAGGCATTGCTGGAAGCATCAGTTGAGGCTCTCGAAACCTTCGCCGCAGCGGGACCTGGCGATGCTTTTTGGGAGTGCTATTCATGCAGCGATTCCTTTCACATTCACGCGCGAGTTAGGGAAGGCTGCGGAGGCTTTTAATGAGATTTGGAAAGATGGGGATGAATGGGATGACCCGAAGCGAAACTCAAGGGTTGCGAAGAACATTCTACTGGACCTTTTAGGTGTCTACGGAGCAGCTTCCTTCCCTTATGAAGTTCAGGTGCCTGAGGTAAAGGCAGGCGTTGTTAAGGGAGTAGGCCCTCATGAAATCGAGTTCGACATTGATGTTGGCTTTGAGAGTGGCAAGACGTTGATGGGTAGGATTGATGCGATGTGGAGGGAGAAGAAAGGTGGAGGGCTCTGGTTGGTGGAGTATAAAACGGCGACTCAGCTGTGGGGAACCTTTCCACAGATGTTCGTCATGGCACCACAGCCAGAGACATATGCACTTGCGATGAAGATTGCAGGATATGAGGTAGTAGGGGTGTTGGTGGAGGGCATTCTCGTGGCAAAGACGAGGGTAGAGAGAGTTTCAGTGCCACTCATCCTGGGAGATGAGGACCTTGAGGATTGCCTTACCTGGTGGAAGGCGAAGGATGCAGAGTTGCTGGAGCTGGAGCGCAACACGATGGACCCCATGGACTGGCCGATGGAACGAGCCATGTGCGCACCTTATGCGTGCTTCGGGCTGCAAGGATGGCCGTGTGAGTATCAGCCACTTTGTCAGGCGAGGGGAGAGTGGGAGGGGCTGGTGGGGATGTATGAGGTAACGCCTGATAGGCCAAGGGGAGGAGAGGAGGTGAGGGCTGATGAGTCAGCATGAAGCATTGGTGGAGAAGTTGTTGAGCCTTAGCCAAGCACTAGGAGCGAAGGCAAGGGTAAGGATATTGCTCTGGCTCTGGAATGAGGAAGGGACAGGTCAATTGACAATGACTGAGCTAGCGGAAAATCTAGATATGAGTCTCGGAAGCGTTAGCCACCATGTAGGCATCTTGAAGGCCGCTGGCCATGTGAAGGTTGAGGAGGTAGGAAGGCTTCGGTATGTAAAGCTTGGAGACATCAACTGGGTTTTGGGGAAGATTTTAGAGAGTTTCGAGGGAGAGGAGAATGACGATGAAGCTAGCTGATTATCCAGTAGGTGCTCCGAAGATACTGCTCATGGGACCGAGTGGGGCAGGAAAGACTTGCTTGGCGACGACGTTAGGAGAGAAGGCCACGTTGATAGACATGAATGGAGGCCTGATGTCGGCAAAGACTCTTCAGGACAAGTTCACTCAGGCAAGAAACGCTGTGGATGTGAAGGACTGTAGTAGTACCGACTCACCAATGGTCATGTGGAGGAAAGCCGTTGGATACATGACGAGTTGGGTGATAAAGCCGGAGAGACCGGCACTGATAATTGATGGTCTGAGCGACCTTACCGAAGCGAGCTTAGGCGGAGTCCTGTTCAACTCTGGGAAGTGGGAAATAGAGGCGATTAAGGTCGGGAAGGGAGCGACTCAGCCAGAGTGGGGTGTGGCGATTGCACAAATTGAGAGGCTGCTATGGAGGCTGAAGGCAACGAAGGGACCGGTCATCATGATTGCTCACACTAAGAGGGTTGAGCATGATAAGGTAGAAAAGGAGGTGCTAGGGTGTTATGGGAAGTCTCTGCCAGGGAAGATTGCAGCGGCTTTCGACGAGGTATGGTATACGAAGGTAGAAGGCATTGGAGCAAGCAGACGCTGGTTGCTGCAAACACAGTCAAGTAGCGGAGTGGAGTGTAAGACGAGGAGACAGCTGCCGGATAAGTCTGATATGAATCTCGGCATGCTGGAGTTACTGAAAAGTGTTGGCTGGGAGTGGAAGTAAGGCTCTGAAGGGTGGTCCTGAAGAGCGGAACGTAGGCGAGAAGGCAGAGGAGAAAATCATGCCAAGGATTCAATTCAATGGTGACGAGACGCCGGAAGCGATGCCGCTTCCCCCAGTTGGAGTCCCTGTGGACTTCGAGGTGGCGAAGGTGGAGATGAAGGAGTCGAAGAGCGGGAAGCCCATGTTGGAGGTCCAGATGACAATCATCGGGACCGAGGCAGCGGGCGACTCAATGTGGGACTACTTCACGGAGCCGACGTCCAGTAAGCGGACGCAGATTGCGCTCAAGCGCATGGCTGCGGCAGTGGGAGTGAAGATTGGTGCGGATGGGTTGGAGTCGGAAGAGTTGCTTGGAAGGACTGGGCAGTTCGTTCTGAAGGCTGAGAACTACCAGGGCAAAGAGCGACGGCGTATCTCGGACTACGTTGTGTTGGAAAAGCCAGCAACGTAGGCATTACAGCTTAGGGAGGGGTTCGAGGTCACTCGCCCGAGGTCACTCGCCCCTCCCAGGGCTTTCTTATGGAGAATAGTGGCATGGAACCTAAAGATGCTAAGGTTAGGATTAACGCGAAGGTAGGGAGTTACAGGACGGTTCTTGCAAGGGAGATTAAACTGAGGGAACGGGCTCGCAAGGCTTTCAGTGGGATACAGGAGTTAGCGGATAGTATTGAAAAGTTTGGGCTAGATAATCCATTGACAGTAGTGAAAGGTGAGGAAGAAGGGAAGTGGGAGCTGGTGGCAGGAGAGAGGAGGTTTAGGGCACTGGTGCTGTTGGGGGCTGCTGAGATTCCGGTAGTAGTGAGGGAGGACCTTGATGAGGTTAGCCGAAAGGGATTGGAGCTTGAGGAGAACCTTCAAAGGGAGAATCTATCATGGGAGGAGCGTATTGAGGGAGAGCGTCAGCTGGATGAGATTAAGAGGAAGTCGCACGAAGATTGGACGCTACAGGATACGGCCGAGGCAGTACAGAGCAGTAGGAGTACGGTTGCGAGGGAGGTCGCGTTTGCGACGAAGCTGAAGGCGAGGCCCGAATTGAGGGAGGCAATAAAGGACCTTCCATTGCATGCGGCGATTAAGAGGGTTGCGAGGATTGAGGAGGCTGAGAAGGCTTCAAGGAGGGATGTAGAGGTTAAAGGGCTACTAGTGCGAGGGGATGCGAGGAGAGAGATGAAGAAGGTGAAGGCAGGGAGCGTCGCACTTGTGCTCACCGACCCGCCCTATGGAATAAAAGAGATTGAGAAGAATAGAGATAAGGGATGGAGCCCTCAGAGAGCGACCCTTCAGGACGCCGATAACCTTACGGAGGGGAAGGTTAAGAAGTTGATGAAGTGGTTTCTAAAGGAGGTCGCTCGTGTGTTGATGGAAGGTGGGCATTTTTATATCTTTTGTTGTAATCAACTCTGGAGTACCATTAGGGAGGAGGCTCTGGAGGCAGGGCTCGAGACACAAAACTACGCGATTGTTTGGTGGAAGGGAAGGACTACAGCGCCAGGAAGGGGTTATCTGTGGACGCCCTGCTATGACCTGATAATGTTTGGGTGGAAGCCTCCAAGAAAGAGGATGTTAGAGAAGAACGCTCCTTCACTGGTGATGGTGAAGCCGGTAGGGCGCAAGAGTATGATTCATCCCTTCCAGAAACCTCAGGAGCTTTTGAGACTTTTCATTACTCAAAGTACTATTCCTGGAGAAGTAGTGCTTGATCCCTTTGCAGGCTCAGGGAGTACTCTTGTGGCAGCGATTGGACTAGGACGTGTAGGACAAGGCATTGAGTTAGATGAGGGAGGGAAGGTATTTCCCCTTGCGGCAAAGAGGGTGGAGAAGGCGTTGAAGAAGTTTAGGTCGAAGGTAGAGAACGTGAATTTCCAGAATGGGAAATGAGGAGAGAGTTAGTGATGGACATGGACGATGGGTTTACGAAGTTGCTTTCAGACCTTGGCATAAAGACGCGTGGGCCAGGGCATTGGCAGCCAATGCTCGCAAAGGTTTATCGAGGAGAGGAAGAAGGGGGTGACCCCCGAACCACTCTTCACTTCCCACTGATGGCTCAACCGAAGTATGATGGGGTCAGAGCCCTTTGGGACGGGGAGAAGCTCTGGAGTAGGAGTGGCAAGACGGAGCTGAAGCCGGAGGGAAGGCTTGTTGAGGAGCTGAAGCTAATGTTCCCAAGGATTCAGCTTGATGGAGAGCTTTATCTAGGCTCCATTCCCTTCGAGGAGATAGTTTCAAGGGCAAGGGTAGGTGGTGAGTTATTCTACTATGTGTTTGACCTACTGACGTCAGAGTCCTTCGTAGATAGATGGAAACACTTGGAGCAGCTTTTCACCCACCGAACGACCTCTCATGTGGTACTCGCGGAGACGAAGGTGATGGTTAGTAGTAAGGACCTGCGGGAGCACATGGAGCGGATGCTAGAGGAGGGGTTTGAAGGTCAGATGCTACGGACTATGGATGGGAAGTATGAGCACAGGAGGACCAGAGCGCTGCTGAAGCATAAGAGGACATTCGAGGCGGAGGGAACGGTAGTAGGAGTCGTTCCGGGGAAGGGAAAGCATGAGGGAAGGATGGGAGCGTTGGAGGTGGTAGGAAGAAGAGGGGTTGCGGAGTGGAGGTGTAAGGTAGGGACGGGGTTTACTGATGAGGAAAGGGAACGAGGAGAGGAGTGGTGGATGCACAGGACAATAGTAGTTACTTACCAAGAGCTTACGAAGTATGGAGTTCCAAGATTTCCGAGGTATAGCAGGGAGAGAGAGGAAACTTTATGAGGTACTACATTGCAGGGCCAATGACAGGGTTGAGGGATTCGAATAGGCCGGCATTCAAGGCTCTCCGAGAGCAATTACGGGCTCAGGGCCATTTCGTAATATGTCCAACGGAGCTTGATTTCCTTCCTGCTGACCCCTCTGCATCCGATGCAGACGTTCTTTGGAGGGGTTTCCTTACGAGGGATGTGGCGATTATTCTCACCTCCGATTTTGATGCTATTGTGATGTTGGAGGGATGGAAAAAGTCGAGAGGAGCGAGGTTAGAGCTGATGGCGGCGCTGACGGTGGGGTTGGGGGTGTTGAGGGCAGATACGATGAGGGAGATAAAGGTGGGATTCTTGGAAGTAAGGGACCTGGAAGGGGAGGAAGGGGAGGAAGGGGACAATCATGGCTAGGACCATTAGGGCAACTGGCCCAAGGGGAGCGAAGATTGCGATTGTTGGTGAGGCGCCAGGGAGGTTGGAGGAGCAGAGAGGCGAGCCCTTCGTTGGGCCGAGTGGGAAGCTCCTCTGGCAAATGGTTGGAGCAGCGGGCTTCGAAAGGAGAGACTGCTATGTTACGAATGTTGCGAAGGAAAGGCCAAGAGGAAATGACTTCAGATTGAGGTACTATGAGGATAAGAGAGGCACGGTAGAGAAGGCGGAGCTAAGAACTCTTTGGAGGGAGCTTGAGGCAGAGTTGCTTGAGGTTAAGCCCAACGTTACGGTAGCACTAGGGGAGGAGCCATTGAGGGCCCTTACAGGCAGAAGAGGCATCGGGAAGTGGAGAGGCTCGATTTTGGCTACACCTGTTGGGAAGGTAGTGGCGACGTACCATCCAGCAGGGGTGATGAGGAAGTACATCTGGAGGAGAGTTGTTGAGCATGACTTGAGGCGGGTGAAGGAAGAGGGAAAGGAAAAGGAGCTTCATCTTCCTGAGCATCTCTTCATCATTGACCCCTCCTTCGAAGAGGTGATGGACACACTTGGAGGGTTGAGAAAGGGCACTAAGGTAGCGTATGATATCGAGACATTGGGCTCCACGGTTAGATGCATCGCGTTTGCGTGGAGTCCTCTTGAAGCCATTAGTGTTCCGTTCGTGAGCACGAAGATGCCGAAGGGAAGTACGGTCATTCCAATGATGAGCGATACGCCGTTCCATTCACACTGGACCAGGGAAGAGGAGGTCATGATTCTAGATAAGGTAGAGAGAGTCCTTGGTGACCCTTCCATTCCCCTTATTGCACAGAACCATCCCTTCGATGCGAGCTTCATGGAAAGGGAGTTTGGAATTGTGTGCAGGGGACTGGTGATGGACACGATGGTGGCCCATCATTGTTGCTACTGTGAGCTGCCAAAGAGTTTGGACTTCCTCTGTTCCTTCTACACCAGGGTCCCTTACTATGCAGACTACAACGCGAGCAGTGATGTTGAGACATGGAGGTATAATTGTTACGACGCAGCGGTTACGCTTGAGGTGGCAGGAGCGTTGGAAGTGGAGATGAAGGAATTAGGGATATGAGTAAGGAAAAAGGAATAGTTCAATCTGAACACGGCGTGATAAAGATTCTTCCTAGGTATGATGGTGAACAAACGTGTCGTGTCGTGATGCCTGAAGATATGACAGCTCTAGACATGGGAATGGGTTGCGAGCACTTGATGTCAGTGATTGCCTCAAGCATGGATTCAGGCTATGAAAAGGCCCTTGAAAACCTATGTGAAGGAGCAATGAGGTGGAGGATGAGGAGACGGATGTGAACTTCTATTCAACCTTTGCTCAGCCTGCGATGATAGCCCTTGCGAGGGCAGGGAATCGAGGGGTGAGGGTGGATGTTGGGCTTCGCAAGACGCTGGAGCTGAAGGCAGAGCAACAGAAGGAAGAAACGACGGAGAAACTTCTCAAGATACTTGGCCACGAGGTGAACCCCAACTCGCCGAAGCAAGTTAAGGAGTTGCTTTATGAAGAACTCGGCCTTCCAGAGCAACATAAAAGGAAGGTAGGAGGGAGAGGAATAGGGGCGGTGACGAGCGATGAAGAGGCGATTAAGAAGTTAAGGAGGCTTGACCCTACAAAGAGCGATGTCTTGGACCTACTGCTCGACTTCAGGGGCTTCTCAAAAATGGCCTCGTCGATGAGGACGTTATTGGAGGAGCGAGAAGGGGAAAGTTATTTTGTTACGTCCTACAATGCGACAGGAACGACAACAGGGCGCATCAGTTCGTCGCAAACAATCCTTGGACTTGGAGGCAACCTGCAGAATCAGGCTCGCGGACCTTCCCGTCGCATCTTTGTACCCCGAAAGGGCTATTGCTTTGTAAAGGCTGATGCGAGTCAGGCAGAAGCGAGGGTAGTAGCAGTCCTTATGGGGGATGAGAAGTTGCAAGCTCAGTTCGCGGACCCTTCATGGGACGTTCACTTGGAGAACGCTCAGTTACTTTATGGTGGGACGCTGGAGGAGCTTAGGGAGGAGGACGCAAGAAGGGAGCGCAAGGAGGTAAGGGATTCGAGAAGAAGGAAGACGAAGGCCATTACACATGGGGCGAATTACAAAGGAGGCCCTCATGTGGTGGTGAAGTCTGCGGATATTCCCTACAACGAGGCGAAGCTGATGATTGCAAAGTACCGCAGGTTGCATCCATTGCTGCTCTTCTGGTGGGAGAAGGTCGAGGCGTTGGTAAGGTCGAGAGGGGTGATGAAGACGACTTGGGGAAGGATACGTATTTTCCTGGGGAGGATAGACGAGGCGACGTTCCGGGCAGCGGTGGCACATGAGCCACAGTCGACTGTTGGAGACCTCATTAACAGGGCGTTCTTTAGACTGGATGCCAGAGGGGAGGGGAAGTGGTGGCCTTTGCTTCAGGTCCACGACGAGATAGTTTGTGAGGTAAGGAAGGAGGATGTGGAGGAGGTAATAGCTGCGATGAGGGAAGAGTTTACTTTTCCAATGGAGGGACTTGGAGGACTTTCCATTCCGGTGGAGGTTGCAGTAGGGGATAACTGGTATGATGTGAAGGAGATTTGAGATGAGCAAAGGAATGCTAGACTTTATGGTTGAGTACCTAGCATCTTCAAAGGTAACCATGGAGGCTTTCGAGGGCGAGACTCTAGCACTGCTGGCTAATAAGTACTCAGGTGAAGGACACGATACTTTGTGGCAATGTGTGAACCTTCTGTTCAGGCTGAGTAAATGCTTGCAAGACCGCATAGTGGAGCTTGAGGCAATAAAGGAAAGGTTGCCTAAGACAGCGGACGGAGTGTCGGTTGTGCCAGGAGAAGATACTGTGTGGGACTGGCGGATGAGAAACGGCCCTGGCACCGAGACTTGGGTTGAGTGCGCCGTAGAAATACCGCAACCGTATGCCGAGATTAACTATGATTATGTGGCCCCCAACGATGTCGGTGGCTGCTACTCCACCCTTGAGGCGGCGAAGGCAGCGAAGGAGAAGAACGATGGTTAAAGGCATGTACTGGCATCCGCATCACGACAGAATAGTCGAATACTGCTGGGATTATGAGGAGCGCGCGGAGTACATACGCAACTACAAACCTTTCAATGAGATAGAGACCAGACTTCGCTTGTTCCAGCCAGTAAGAGGTAAGCTGCCGGATGAGGTGGTTACTGCTGGAATTGCTCACGGCGAGGCATGGGTTGCCTACGACAAGGCACAGGTTGCTCGTGACAAGGCGCTGGATGCTTACAACAAAGCGCAGGATGCTCACGACAAGGCATGGGGTGCTTACTACAAGGCACAGGATGCTTACAACATGGCCCTTTCCAGGCACATGCCCACCATTGAAGCCTTACATGCCAAGGAGTGTGGGTGTAAGGAATGGAATGGCGTAGAACTTGACATCCATGAAGGAAATTAAGCGCCTGCGCGCTCGCATAGCAAAGCTTAAGAGGACCTATCTGCATGAGTAAACTTACTCCTCAACCTAACTTCGTTCTAGAGTTCACTCGTCTTTGCAAGGGCACAGAGATACCTGAGCTCTTCGCAGTCTGGAGCAGCTTAGGGGTCGTGGGAGCAACGCTTGGCAGGAATGTCTGGCTGGATATGGAGTTCTTCATGGTGTTTCCTAATCTTTTCATAGTACTGGTGGCGTCTAGTGGGAGGTTCAGGAAGTCCACGAGCATCGAAGCTGCAGTGGACCTATTAAAGGAAAGTAACGTAGAGCCAGCGATAAACTTTATTTCGCAAACACTCACGCCGGAGGCTCTCATAGGCAGCCTTCTTGGAGGGCAGCGCCAAGAAGGGAATGGCGACCTGATTTGTGAAGGGTTTGTGGTTGCAGATGAGCTAAGTACGTTTCTGAATAGAAAGTACTATGACCTTGGCATCGCACCGTTGCTGATTAACTTCTTTGATTGTAAGAGGCGGTATGTGTATGAGACAAAGAAGAGAGGAAAGGAGATACTTAATAACATCTGCTTAGGTATGCTTGCGGGGAGCACCATCAGTTCGATTCGTAATGCAATTCCTTCAGACGCGGTAGGAGGAGGGCTTACGAGCAGACTTATCTTCGTATATGCCAACATCCCTCCGAAGCCGGTCGCAAGGATAAGGCTATCAGAAGAGCAGCTAACGATAAGGGCAGAGCTACCGAAGGTGCTAGAGGAGATAAGGAAATTGAGAGGGCCAGTAGTGTTGACCCCTCAATCGTGGGAGCTTTACGAAGAGGCATATGTGAAGCACTGCGAAACCTCGCCATTTTTCATCGTACCTTTCCTCTCAGGGTATGCAAGTCGATGGCATGTACATATGTTGAAGGTTGCAATGATATTGAGCGTAAGTGAGAGACCGCTGAAGGAGCCGGTGGAAGTGCTTCCAAGACATATCACGGGCGCCATTCAGATTTTAGAGGCTTCGGAGGTCTATATGCCGAAGATTTTGACTCTGATTACCTCCACTGAACGAGGGGCATTAGGAGAGATGATGGCTTGCAACGTGGAACAGATGGGAGAGGGAGGAGTAGGAAGGGCGGATTTGATGAGAAGCGTCGCCCATAAAATCACTGTTCGAGAATTCGAGGAGTTGGTAGGGACGCTTGTTGCGGCGGGAAGGATTGAGAGGCTAGCAGGACCAGGGGGTACGAGGTATAGGGCAAGGAAGTAGGGCAAGGAAGTTCTTAGGTCCTTCCTCATTCCGTAAGGTAATCTTCTAGCATGATGTCAAGGAGGTCGGGAGGAACCTTTTCCTTCCTTTTGCCTTCCAGCTTTCGTATTGCGGCGGCTTCGAGAAGGATGAGGCGAAAAGTTGCAGGGCAGCAAGCGACTTTGAGTTGCTTGAGGTGGTAGATTTGTACTTTTAGTAGCTTCTCAGCCTTATGCTTTTGAGCAGGGGTACTCTCCAAGGAGCCGAGCACACGGAGTTGTGCGTAGACGTTGCGTACCATTGCCGCACGGGCAACGATGTCGGCCTTCTCTAGGCCCGTTTCAGTTCCGAAAGCAATGGCTTGTATGGCCTGCACAAAGCCTCGATGAACTTCAGTAACCTTCACTTCATCAATGGGAGGAAGAGCATCAAGGTAGTCACCCGCAAGTTTGCGTAGCTTCATAGCGAGCCTTACATCGATGCCCTCTCGTTGAGGAAGATTAGCGATGACATTCACCGTCCCTACAATCTGCTTCATACCAGGCACGAAGCGCTTGGAGGTGCGAGAGAGCTTAGTAGAGAGTAGCTTAAAGGCAGGTTCGTCTCCACCAACTACTCTCTGAGCAAGGCGAATAATCTCGGCTCCTTCTTCTGAAAGGCCCAAAACGAGACCGCCTGGAGACCAGGAGACAGTTTTGAGGATGTCATCAAGGAAGCGTTCAGTGGGGCCCTTCATGGCCCTTCTCTCCTTCATCCATTCGGAACGGCCACGCAGACGTTCGTAGAGATTCTGGTTAACACCCATCATCACTGCAATCGTGGCAAGAGAAACTGCAGCATCGAGGCGTTCAAGGAAGGGTGAGTTCTTTTGAAGCAGCCTTCTACCACCAAGCCCTAAGCGCTCCACCATCGAGCGAGGGTAGGTAAGGAGAGAAGCACCTATGTGACCTACCTCACCCATTTCGAGCTGACTCCGTGCCCATCGGTCGTAGAAGACATGGACACGGCCCACATGACGGTGTGAAGCGAAGTAGGTTGCAGGGAGGAGACCCTTCGTGGCCCATAAGTGGAGGAACTCTTTTCGCTCAGAGGGCTCAAGTCCACCTAGGCGGGCTCTGAGGAGGGCCTTATCGAGGCTTGCGGGCGTGGCCTTTGCAAGGTTGAAGTTTTTAAGGGCTTGGTAGGTTAGGTGCACACGAGTGTTGAAGACCCACCACCGGCCGCCACGGTCACCAAGCTCAAAGCTTTTCGCGGGGTACTCGACGCGGGACATTACAAACCCAAAGCCTGGCTTGAGGGGCTTTCCAAGAAGCCACTTTGCAAGGTAGCCGTGATAAACGGGGGCATCAGCCATGAAGGTCTGCTGCATCATGGAGTAGCTCTCATTGACGTAAAGGTCAAAGTAACGCTTCTCGCCTTTAAGAAGCTTGAGGTTCCTTGGGTCAAAGAGGAACGGAAGGTCCTCATTTGCAAGGCTTTGAAGTGCGAAGTTTCGTAGGCCGGGGGCGATGGTGGCAAAGTGGATGGTGAAGAAGCGCCTCAGGAGGCTACTAGCACTACGGGACCAGAAGGATTTGATGGAAGGACTGGAGGCAATGTAGGATTGGTACTCAGCTGCATAGCGGTCTCGGACCTTCCGTTGCTTACGAGCAATGAGGTCAGCGTTTTGAGGAGTTCGGCCTTCCGCTATCTTGGCTTGAATGGCCTGGGAGATGAGGTTCATAGTATCACCGTAAGGGGAGTAGTACGTTGCGGTAAAGATGTTCTTCAAGCTGCGGCGGTATTTGGTGAGGAAGGGCGCATCATAGGTAGGAGGCTCCTCAGCAGTTCGAGCTTTTAGGGTTCCTCCTATGCCGGCTCCAAAAGGCTTAGCCTTCTCGGAAGCAAAGGTCATTGGGTCCTCCCGAGCTAAGCGGGGTGTATAGTGCTTGCGAACCACGCCCCAAGTCTTATCTTTCAGATACCTTCGCAGGAGTCTCCTTAACTGTGAGAAGGACTCTGCCCTGGCAGCGATTTTTCGAATAGCAAAAAGGTCTTTAGAAGGGGCATTGGGAATTTTTGTGCCCCTTCGAATGTAGAGGAGGGCCCGTGCAAGACGGACGTCGGGCTCGAGCTTCTTGAAGTAGTGGACTTGAAGGTCCAAGAAATCGCGTTGAAGGGGAGTGAGCTCTCCAGGGTCCAGCTTCCCTTCCATCGCAAGATTAACGCGGTTGATAGTGTCGACATCCTTCAGGAGCTTATGTAATGAGACCTTATGTCTCTTTGCAAGGGCCCGAACCGCCTTCTCAACGCGGTAGTTCAGGTAGGCTTCGAGACGATGAGGCTTATCCATTCGAGAATAGAGGCTGCTGATGGGAAGGCCGGTGAACTTTTCATCATGCATGAAGGCAAAACGGGTGGAAAGGAAAATGGAAGGGTCCTTATATCTCTTCGCAATGTCCTTCACGGTGGTAGCGACAACGCCTTGCCAAACAATAGGGTCGATGCCAGGAGGAGCCTCATCGGATGTGATGAGGTCATGAAGATTCTGGAGAGCTCTGTTGACTTTCTTCCAGGAAGGTTGTTTTGCTCCTCTCCTTGTGAAACGTTTCTGCACCCAGTTGACGAACTCCAGGTGGGTCCTGGAAAGCTTTGCAGAGGCTTTTCTGCCAGCAGTTTCATTTATGATACGGAGCTCTACCTTTTGGGCTTCAGCAATAGTCTTAGCAACCTTTGGCACTCGCCTCTTTCCTTTTCCTTTTCCATATTTCTGATAATACTCATGGCGCCAAGCGGTGTCCATTCCCATAGCATCTAGCTGAGCACGGGTTTCTTTTATGAGGACATCAAGTCTAGCGCGCTCTTTTGTAGGAGCAATCCTTCTAGCTTCCTTAGCAGAGGTAAGCACGTTAAGGAGGGCAGCACCTTTAGATGAGATTTTCCTCACATTACGAGGGGTGTAAAGGACGGCACCAATGGCACGAACGGCGTTGAGCTTGCCTCTGGCAGCGGCATCAAGAACTTTTTCAACAGGACCGATAAGGTCGTCCGCAGCTTTACGAAGGACAGGGTAAGGAATATTTCCTAAGCGTGCACGCTCGTAGATGTCGAAGGTATGGTTACAGAAGGCATTGAGGAGGGCTTGCTCAAGACCAGGGTCCTTCACATGAATGCCCTTCCAGAAGGCTTTATCTTGAGCAAGAAAGAAGAAAAGAGTGGGTAGAGCTTCGACTCTGATTTCAGCTAGTGGAGTGGAAGGGCTCATCCTTCGGTAGTACTTCATAAGGCGAGCCTTCAAGGGACGGTTCGCGTTGAGATAGGCAGTAAAGGGAGCAGCAAGTGTAGAGTTTCGCTGAACTATGTGGCCAAATTCATGGAAAAGTCCAATAGCGAGGACGCCAGGACCAGCGTTGAGGTTTGAGAGGATTGTTCCATCATGGAGTACTACTGCTCCAAAGGGAGCACCTTGGATGAAGTGGAGCTTGAGGTTCAGGACCTTCGCAAGTGTGGCAGTGGTATGGGGAATTGGTTTAGAGACTTGCTCAGGAGTAGCGAACTTGTAGCCCATAAGCTTCATGGTAGCATCAGTGATAGAGGAGCCAGACACTGAGGCGAGAGGTTTTCCAGGCTGAATACCTTTGTGGTAGAAGAGGATAGTGCCATCGGCATAACGGACCATCCATCTCTTTCCAGTAAGACCTATTATCTTGCCGATGATGTAGCCACGGTTCTCACTTACTGCATAGTTTCCGACGGTAAAAGGTTCGAGTGCAGCAAGTCCTTTCCGAACCTTCGGAGCCTTCTTGCCCTTCTTCCATACCGTTGGAGGTGGAGGAGTTGCAGCTTTGTAGGCTTCCTTTTGGAAGGCTTCCAGCGTCATGCCACGCCTCTTTGCTTCGGCCTTGAAGCGAGCAAGGGAGGCTTCGATAGCAGCTCTCTTGGCTAAGTGAACCTTAGACTTTCGGCTTTTTGGAATGGCAGCGATGGAAGCCTCATAAAGTTCAGCCTCGTGAGCAAGAAACTTCCCCATTGGGGTGGCTCTCGCCTCAGCGATAGCTGCTGCAGTGAGAGGTCCAGGAGTCCTAGCTTTCACAGCTGCTGCCTTCTCTTCAGCTACTGGAGCAGGTTGACGCTTGGTGACGCTGACCTTCTTGCCTTCCTTCTCCACACGATAGGACTTGAGGTAAGAGGTCTGGCGAAAGGCTCCACGAGCGGTCAGGCGAATGAGCTTTCCAATAGGTGCAGAAGGGTCTGCTATGATTGTCTTTGAAAGGGACTTGAGTCCGGCTCTGCCATAGATGGCATCAAGGACCTTCGCGACTGCTGCGGCCTGAAGCTCAGGGCGGGCATCGGCAGGAAGGCCGTGCTGCTTTATTGACTTCTCAACTTCCTGACGAATGACAGGGGCGGAGAGCGAGAGGAGGCGGGTAGCAGCGACTCCCGCATCTCCACCGCCTGCCAAGACTTGCTTCGCAAGGGCGACTTTATCATAGGTAGCGAGTTCAGCGCGGTCAGCCTTAGTGAGGGGCTTACCAGCGAGACGGCGTTCTAGGAAGCGGTCAGCAGAGGTAAGAGGCTTAGTGGGCTTGGCCTTCACAGGAGCCTTAGCCTTGGCCTTAGCTGCAGCCTTAGCCTCAGCCTTAGCCTTAGCCTCAGCCTTAGCCTTAGCTGCAGCCTTCTCCGCATTTAGAAGGTCGAAGAGCGGGCGTAGGCGAGGGGTGGTCCCTTTCCGAAGCTCCACAAGTCTACCTTTCAATGCTGCACGAACCTCATGCTCATAGGCCCACTGAATGGCTTGCTTCATGGTGTAGGCCCTTGCAAGGGTCTTGGCTGTTGAGTGGATTTCCTTTGGGGTCATTTCCTTCAGATTAGGATTAGACTTCAACGCTGCCTTGATAGAGCCCTCAATTATTGCAGTTTTTTGCTTCACGTTCCCTTGCTTGAGTCGAGCCTTAATAGCGCCTGTTAGTTGAAAAGCCAGGACGCTAACACCTGCTTCAATAATGTCACTGACGGAAGCACCGGTAGCTGCTGATGCTGCCATCACGGTGGAAGTTGAAAGGACAGTGCGTGCCACCGGTTGAGGAACTTCTATTCCAATCTTTGCGAAAATGAGTCCCCAGGCGGCACTCATCCCTACCGACCCTACATCGAACTCCTTATGACCCGCAACAGCAGGAGCAAACTGACTTAGAGCGTCCCTTAAGGCAAGGCTGCTTGAAGAACTTAGTAATGCCCTTGCCTTTGGACCCATTTCCGTAACGAGCGTTCCCATTCTTCCAATCACAGCCTTTGGAAGTACTGCAGCGCTTACGCCAGCAGCTAATTCCATCGTTGCGGCTATCAAGGAGAACTCTGCAACGGCACGGAAGACGTTACCACTAAGGTCCGCCAGGCGCGCCCAGCTAACAGGGTCGGAGTCATTCCGCATCATTGCCAGTCGCGCATAGGCTATCTGCTCGGCTCCAATAGTCTCCGCGTAGTTCTCAGGAAAACTAATCCCTCGGTCAGCGGTGGACATGAGATTGAAAACATCAAGCCAAGTGTTTATCCGTGCTGACCAGAAGTCCAAGTCCTTCCCATGCCTTAGCCGTTTCATGTTACTGAGAATGGCAAGCTCCCACTGAGCGTCCTTGTAAAATTGCTCCGAGATGGAAGATAGCTCAGGTGGTCGGTCTATCCGCTCGTAGTAAGTACGAACAACAGTCTTGAGGGCCTCCTCAGGCCAGAGATACATTTCAGGGAGGTGCTTGTGGAACAGCGTAAGTGTTTGGACAAGCTCATCATAAGTCCTGTTAGCCACAGTGGAAACAGGTGCCCAGACAGGTTCGCCCTTGATGTTAACTCCAGTAGGAAGAAAGGTATCGTCGGGAAGGGCCTCAAGGTCGTAGAGGTAATTTAAGTCATTAGCGAGGCCGGAGCTCTCAAGGTAGGCTCTAGTAACGAGGTCCTTCGCAGCCTTTCCTGCCTGATCCCTTTTTTTATTCTGAGCTTTGAATATCGCTGCTTTACCCCAATCTGAGATGCCACCTAAATTAGAGACAGCGCGAGCAGCATCTCTTTGAGGGGTAGGAACAACGCCTTGGTAGTCGAGGGAAGGTATCTCTTCTCGAAGGTCAATCTCAGGAACCGATTTCTCTGCGACTCTTACAACCCTTACCCAATCCTTCTTCATCTCCTTCCAATTGACAGGGTCGGGGAAGTTCTTGAAGTCAGGAGGACCAAGAGCGACATCAGGCTCAGCAGGCTCAGAGGCAAGCTCGTGAATGGCAGCTGCTTGCTCAGGTTCTGTAACCTTAGGAGGCTCCATCCCTGGAAGCTTTCCTTCCGCAAGCCTTTTTCGCAAAGTTGCGAACTCCTCGTCGCGAGTGAGAGGAGAAGGAAAGGTCATTTCCTTGTCCTCATCCTCTCCCTCTTCTCGAAGCCTTCGTCGAAGCTCTAGGAACTCTTCTTCTTTGGAAGATGGACTCAAGAACTCTTTCCTTTCTTGGCTGTGGACTTAGACTTAGGCTTAGGTCTAGCAGCTCTCAAGAAACCTTCGTCCTCTAGTATTGTAACCATAGCGGCATAGGTCCGCTTCATATCGTCCTCTTCATATTCCTCTCCCATCTTGGCATACGCACTATCGAGGAACTTTACAATCTCCATTCTTCGCTGGTCATCCGTCATTGCCAGCCGTCCTCGGATGCGCTTCCATTGAGCCTTGAAGCCCCTTACGAGGCCGACTGCGAGAGACTCAGTCATGCGAGAGACATAGGTATCGTGCTGCAGGAGCGCGTCGTCTGAGGAGACACCATACTCTCTTCGGAGAACGTCCAATGCTTTCCGTGCCTCCCTTTTGCGACTTGCTTCCAGCTTCTTATCTACTCCCGTCGTTGCTCTAAGGGAAGTGATAAGGTATCGAGCCGACTCAACGAGCTTATCTGCAGTCTCGTAGAGCGCTGCAGTGGAGGTAGCCTTGTTCGAGGCAACCTCGGAGTACTTCTTATTCGTGTCAGCCATTAGATTCTTCAGCTTCTCAGCATCCAACTTTGCCCGTGTAGCTAGTTGCTTTTCAAGGCGCTTGCGGTCTTCCTTGTTGGCTTCAATTCTAGCGACAGTCTCTCTCTTCTGCTCCTTCGTTAAGTCAGTTCGAGCCTTTAGATTCGCGTCTTCTAACTTAAGCCTCTTAGCCTCCTCTGCCAGAAACTCAGGAGTCAACTTTCGTGCCACCACCTTCTCTTGCGTTTTGGTCAGGATGGTCTTAGCCTTAGTTAGACCGGTCTCAGCCTTCCTTTCCTCAAGTTTCGCCTTTCTTTGTTCCTTTAGGAAGGTAGAGCGCTCAACTGCAGCCCGCGAGGGGCCCCTGGTTGGAGCCGGCTTTCTCATTTCGGCCCTGATACGAGCGGTCTCTGCCGTTTGGCGCTCCCGCACAATCCTGCTCCTCTCGGCAAGAATATCTTCGACGAATGTAAGGAAGGCATCCTCATTCTCCCTCGTTCCAATCTTCCCGCCCCTCGCTATCCACTCTTCTATGAGGTCATTGACAATTCCACCTCCGAAAGTTTTCGTTCCTGTTCGTCTATGTGCCACGGCTTGAATGGCGATGGAGGAATGACCTTCAGCGAACTCGCTAGGATTAAGGAGGATTTCTCGAATGGCCTCTGACTCTTGAGGGGTAGGGTAGTGAGCCCTAGGTCTCTCCATCGCCCGCTGCACCTCCATCGCACCTACGGCGCGTTCCTCAGGAGTAGCTCTGGCTGCGGCAGAATCCTTCGCAATGCTCTTTGGCTGAAGTCTCTCTGCCGCCTGTACCGCTTGACCGAAGATTTCCATTTCCTCGCGAGGAGAAAGCTCTCGCGAGGGCCTGCCAGCAGTCCTTTCCTCTGGCAAGAGGCCATCAAGCACATCAGCCCGCTCTTGGAGGAGGTCCTCCGCAGCTCTGGCTGGAGCACCGTCGGGGTACCTTCCAGTTAGTGCGTCGTGAACATCCTCAGCTGTAGTTTTCTTACGTTTCTTGCTCACTTCGAGCTCCTTCAAGGCAAGTCTATTATGTCACAACCATGCATTCCCCAAGTGCCACCACCCATGCCGTCTGGTTGCCAAACAGGAATATATACCTCATCCGGTCCTGGTGGTGCTTCTAAGGCACTGTAAGTCTTTCCACTTCCTGTCAGAAGCCATGAGGCATAGCTTGATGGGTCGTCTGTCATAGCAATCCAAGCTTGTCCACCTGACTCATCCCATGAAAGTACTTGTCCATTCGCCGTACCGTCTGGTACGTCTGGAGGAGATACCTCTCCAGCACCAAGAAGAACAACGCAGTCTTTAGTGCCAATGCCATCAGAGCTTTTGTAAATAATCTTTGCAGCACCAATAGCAGCGGACTCTAGTTTTGTGGTATCAGTGTTCTTCACATCAGCGTAAAAGTGGTCAGCATTAGTGATGTCAACGTTCACTGAGCAAATACCACTAACGTAGGCCCACCCTAGCTTCCCATCCGCAATGAACTGGTCCAGGACCACAAACTTTCCCAAATGGGAAGCTGTCGCAGGAGTGCTGCCTTCGAGAACGAGCTTATCGCCCTCATCGCTCTCCCTGGAGTCAATCCCAAGGATGTCGAAGCGGTTGAGGTCGCTCCCAGAGGAGTTACGCACGAGCACACGACACCCCTGGCGGGTAGGTCTTGGAAGGGCTTGAAGGACTTGTCTCGCCGTCTCACGAATGTCCCTCTTATTAGGAGCGGAGGGGGAAGGCTCCACACGGATTTCCTCTAACCTCTCCTCCTCTATTTCCTCTCTCTTTGCAGCTTCTGCAACGAGCCCTTGCTCCACCGCTGCTATTCGAGCTGTTAGGTCCTCAATTCCCACTTTGGGAGATGAGCGGAAGCCCCGGACGGCACGATTAAGTGACCTGATTGCATCCCAGATTGAGCTCAGTCCAGCCATATCACCACCAGAGAAGTCCTGCAAGATAGCTAAAGACGTCAGTGTTATCCTCGATTTCAACGACCTCAACAGGGTCACCGATGGACAGCGTTGAGATTACCTCTCGCGTTTCGGCATCGGCCTCTTCAGATACTTCCTTTCCATCCTTTCCCCACCACTCCATTGGGTCACCTTTCTTATAACCTGAATCATAGAGTGGATTGGTTTTGTCATACTGGTCCGCATCTCGCCAGTCTTTCTCAATGGCAGCATATTTGATTACCTTTCGATACTTCTGGACGGAAATGGTAGTGGGCCAGCCATCGGAACGATAAGCCATGAGGTAAGACATCGGTACGACAGTGTCATCGCCTCCTATGAGGAACCACTCAGGCACTTCACCTCCGATAAGGAGGATAGTTCCTGCGTCGGCTCCAAGGAAAGGCGCCGCATTACGCTTCGCCGAACGCTCAATGATGTCACCTTCGAGTGAAAAGTTCGAGCGCCTGATGCCGGTGTTAAGGCGAAAGGTGGTGACGATGCGAGGTACATGAGAAGCTCCCTTAACAATACGGTAAAAGATACCATGAGAAGGGGAGCCAATAGGATTGTTGATTTCACCCTTTACAGGAACTTCCCCATCGTCAGGGTGTGTGACAGAGGTTCTCTCCTCCCATTCTACTTGAACTTTAGCCTGAATAGAGGAAATAGTGGCGGAGCCTTCGGGAAAGGCTTGTGGGTCGAGGCCTTCGTAGAGGGCAGTGATGAGAGCCTTCGTTGGAAGGTAGTTTGGCTTGACCCGAACCTTCGTTGGGGTCATTATAAGGTTTCCAAGGGTCCAGGGCTCGGCCCACACAACGTTCTCGGCAACATCGGCATCAGCTAGGTCCACCTGCCAAATGCGCTTCCCCTTCCAGCGAGTTCGGGTATGGGACTCACGGTAGCGACTTCTTGAGAGCTCTTTAGATGAGGCCGGCATTGCCATTAGGAGTACTCCTCAGGGTCAAACCCTATGACTTCAATAAGCCTTCGGGAGGTCCCAGAGAGGGCACCTCGCGTCACGGAGACAACGAACGCAGCAGAGCCCTTTCCAGAAGCTGGTCTATCAGGCATCGCGGCTCCGAGGGAAAGACCAACAGCGCTAAGGTCCACATCCCACGTTGCAGAGTAGAAGTGCCGAAGGCGAGTACCAACAACGTCCTCTGCCTGCATAACACCGTCTTCAAGAGTCCAGCGATCCTGCTCATACTTTTGTAAGGTCTCAGGCATTTAGCTTTCACCATCTGACAACAGTTGGGTCACGGTAAGGAGGTTTCTTTTCCTTGAGTAAGCGAGTGTCAACCTTGTACTCCACTCCAGTGGATGCTTGGGAAAGTCTCTTCCTCACAACCCTTCGATGGAAGATTCTCCACCAGCGTTCCGCTGAGCGGTCTCCATGCTCAAGGGCTTCAAAGACTTCAGCAGTTGCATAGGCGACAAGTAAGGAGTTGAAGCCTTCCGCGGACATCGTCCCATAGGGAGACTCCTCTGAGGTTGAAAGTACCAAGGCGGCCCGATAAGCTACGCGAACGGTCCAGGCAACATCAGGGCAAGGAACGAAGTAGAGGCGGTCGCCCTCACGATAGCAGCCCTCTGGGCTTCCAACTGGAAAAACATCGGCAGCAGGATAGCGCCTCTCGGCCTCGTGCTTGGCCCACAGAGGGACGTTGTAAGAGCGAGTACCATTTCCAAGGAGGACAGTAAGGGTATCGGCATCTTCGTTAATGGCAATGAGGCCACTTGAGCCTCCAGTGGAAGCGTGGGAGGCGGTGTCATAAAGGGTATAGGTGTAAGCGCCGCTAGTACCAGCAGCTTTTCGCAGGAAGTAGGAGGTGTTGAGGGCTAGCGCAGGAGTCGCATCCGGAAGGGAGCCGGCAGTGAATTGCACCTTCGTCCCGGAGGCAGAAGCCACGGTAGGGCCAGTGATGGTAAGGAGGTCCCCAGTGTTGGCGAGCTCGCAGCTAGTATAGGAGACCTTGTCAATGAGCTGAACGCGGAGCACTTCCTCGATATCAGAAGGAAGGGAAACATATTGGACGTTCGCAACAGTCGCAACCGACGCATCCCTTCCTGTAAGTTCTCGCCATGAATAGCGGGACAGCTCCTCGCAGCCGCTATCGAGTGCGACATCAATGGCGGATTCCAGGTCGGTGCGACCCTGGACATGTGCGGCCACTGAGGCCCTTAAAGTTAATCGCGTTGTCGCAGCCATTGGCCTGTCTCCTTAGGTCGCAGTGGCTTCGAGAATCTTGAGAGCTTTAAAGGTGTCTGCAGCGGACCAGTCGTAGATAAGGTACAGGTCGTTCGCACTGGTGTCAATAACGAAGCAGAGGTCTTGGCCTGGGCTGTCCGCCGAGGTGTTCGTCGCCGGAGCGCCATCTTTCGTAAAGACACGAGTGTGTGCACGCTTTCCATAGAACGTAACGGTCGCACCGTTAATGAGATTTAGCTTCTCAATGAAGACCTCAAGAGCGATGGAAAGGTCGCGGGCCTCCTTTGATGAGAGGACCGGATGGAGGTTAGCTCCTATTGTGTGAGTAGCCATTTGTTAGTCTCCTTCAGTAGGTAATACTACCGACAGCCTTCCAGCACTTCGTAGCTCATTAAGGCCGTAAAGGAAGTCGGCAAGGTCGTCGTCGGAAGTTGCATGGTTGCCATGAAAGTAACGGTAGTCAATGCCAGAGAAGTCCAGGTCAGGAAAGACTGTTGATTCAAGGGCCGCAGAGCAAGGTAGCTTTAGGTCGGGGGCATCATTCTCAAAGCGGACATCTCTGAGGATGTACCCTTCGGTGATGAGGTCACTGAGCAGCCCCTGAGGCCACTTCCCTCCACGGGAGCCGAACGGGAGGGCAAGGAGCTTTGAGGCGTAGCTTCTTTCGGCCAGCCATTCCGCAGCTTTTTCAATGGAAGCTACGGTGTCAGCAACTCCTACCATACCGGGCGCTTCATGGTCCCACGTGTGGTTGCCAATGGTATGGCCCCACTTGGCCATGCGCTCGACATGCTCCTCGGTAAGGAACCACTCACAGCGCTTGAAGTTGGGAGGTCTGTTCAGGCGTCCTGGTGAGACATAGAAGACACCCTTGAGGTTCAGGAGCGCCATTGTACGAGCCCACTTGAACTGGTCGACAAGGGAGTCATCGAAACTGAGGCTAACCTTTAACATGGATGTACTCCTCACGATGCTTATCCGCGGTGGTAGGCCAGACGACTGGAGGGTCCATCAGGTGCCCCACGGACACCCTTGTATCAATAAGAATCTTCTCGCCTGCCTTCCTAAAGGCACGGCAAAGGTTCAGGTCGCTTCGACCAGTGGCGTTATCAAAGAACCAAGGCTTAGGAAGCCTCTGCAGCTTTCTAAGGTTCACGAGTGTGCATCCAAAGGCGCAAGCATCAACCTCGACAACACCAATGTTGGGCTTGATTATGACAGTCTGAAGGTCATTCTCTCCAAGGAAGCGGAACGCAACAGGAGTGTAGGGGAAGCCTCGCTTGGTGATAAGGGCCGACACCATTGCGGCTTCACGATTTTCCCACAGGAAGGGAAGCAAGTCGCTGCTGACGACATGATCGGAGTCCAATGACATCCACCATCCACAACCCTCCTTCAAGGCTTCGCGAACAATGATGCCACGGGCATCCACAGTTCGGACCCTTGAGGTTCCAAGAAACGCGAAGTCGACATCGTGGAGTCTCCTAATCCAGCTGCCAACTTCAGCGATGTGGTTGAAGTAGATTGGTGCCAGGACAGCCTCGCTCGTGTGCACCCCTATTCCTATCTTCATTTCACTACCCTCTCAATCTCATAGTAGAGGTCGGAAGCGGTCGTTCCAGGCCCTACTGCTCTGAAGTCACCAACTGAAAGTATCTTACCTACCCTCCAGCCTTCGTTCTTGGCAACTAGTGCGAACATTTCATCTATTGTAGGTTCATGCTCATGAAGCTGATTTCCACTTTGACCAAGACCACCGTTTGGCGTTGTGATGATTACCTTCCTCTTGGCAGCCTTCAGCATGTTCTTCATCACAGCATGCTGGTCCTTTACATGCTCCAAGGACTCGATTGCGATGACGATGTCGAACTTGTCGTCGAAAGGTTCGATACTAAGGTCTGTAAGAAACCAATCTAGCCAAGGGTACAAACTACGAGCCATTTGAAGAGCAACGCCATCGACATCAGTGCCCATTGTCTTGAAGCCACTCCAGGCAAGAAAGGCGGTGCCTGCTCCAAAGCAACAACCGACGTCGAGGAGTGAACCTCTCTCTTGCGTCCTGGCAATGTACGAGTAAGTCGCACGAGAGCCAGGATACAGCACATCGCCCTTGGCTCGAAGCCAGTGGAGGAGCCTTGCTATTCCTTCTAGCATCATCCTGCTACCCTTTCACAAGCGGAGGGAAAGGAGGGAAGGCAAATTCCCTTCTCTCCCTCCACAAGTCGCTCATTCAGGACATTAGTCCCTTTACTAGGATTGACAGCGTCTGAGCAGTCGTTAGGGCTGCGGCAGTCGCTCTTGAGGCACACACATCCATGAGGACGGCGTGGGGCTGCATCAGCTCACCGAGGGTGATAGAAGTCCTCGCCGTTCCCGTTATCGCCGGCTCTGCGATGATAACGAAGGAATAAGGCGCATCTGCGCCCGTCGCATCAGTAGCCGTCGCAGCATTCGGCTTCAGGAGGGCTCCTACACCATAGGACGTCGCGGACGCAGCCGCAATACGGCCAGTATCGTAGACGCCTGAGGTGAGAATCCACCCATACGAGCCACCAGCGACTGCGGCCATCCACACACCTGCGAAGTATGGGAGGTCATCGGAGGCAATGTCCTCGACAGGGATGCGCTCTAGGAAGTACGTCTGAGCGACATTCCCTTGGTCATAGCAGGCAGGACTTCCCGCCCTTGCAGCATCATCACCAGAGTTCTTCACCCAGCGATAACGCCTGCCGTGCTGGTCTACACGGATGGTTCCAACACCTTCGAGGTCCGAGGTACTCTGCTCGGTATAGGACGTCACGAAGGCTATCTTTCGGGCTGTCCCAATTTCTGCTTGCGTTCCCATTACAGCTTTCTCCTTTCAGTTTCAGCCACTAAGCCTTCGCTTAGCTAGTGTACGCACCTAAGCGGCCCTGACGTCGCAACTGATAGCAAATGGGGCCAGTGAAGGTACTGACGATTCTGGCAATCCGCTCCAGTTGATTGGGCAGGAACATCCATGGAGTCATGGAGAACCAAAGAGCCGGGTCGTAGACGACATCAATCCATTTGGTGTTGAGCATCATCATCGTCCCGGAGGGCCAATCAGCATGTGGAGTCCAAATGACGTTTGCACCTTTGTAGCGGAGCACATCGTAGCCGAGGTCGGCAACGCGTGAACCCACGGAGGTCGTACGCTGAATCTTCGTGCCAGCAAGGTCCTCGTAGATTTCAAAGAGCGTCTGGTTGGTGATGATAAGGTCCGGGAAGTCGCCGGAGCCACCAGAGCAATCGTTGAAAAGGGTCCTCATCTGGTCCTCAAGATTCATGAGGGCAGGATTGACTGCCGTCGCATACTGCCCCTGCCACCAGGCATTGCCAGTGCCGGTATCTACATCACCATAGGTGTAACTGCCAGGCGCCTGGTTGTAGTAGCTACCACCAGGTAGCATGTTAAGCAAGGAATAAGGGTCGCGGGCAGCCCGCAACTCTGTACCCCCTCCAGTATCGACTGCTGCGATGAGGGAACCCTCGTATTTGGTATCAAGAGCATCCCTCGCAGCTTCAGTCTTAACTTGGACAAGGGACTTGATTTTCCCTGCTCCAGCATTCTGCTGGTCATCTTGCAGGCTTCTCTGGATATGAGCAGCGAGGTACTTCCACTTCCAGTGACCTGCCGTCTCGATTTCATCCTCACCGACTGGCAACGTGTCGCCTTTCGCAACCGCTATCGCCGTCTTGGTTCCATAGCGAATGGTACGTTCAATGTACCGCTCGCCACTCTGTTTCTTGAAGCATCCAGCAGCCTTGAGTGCTGCTGAAATCACGTTTGCTTCAAGAATGTTGTCCACTGCCTTCTTCTGAATCTCATACCACGTGGTAGTGAAGAAGGTATCAACTGCTTCTGTCAAGGTCGGAAGCGTAGTCACTGCTTCTATCTCCTTCTATTTTGCTACCCAACCTAGTTAAAGTTCACGTTCAGCCTTGCGGTACAGTAAAGTCCATTCGGTCAAGAACCTCCTTAAGGTCCTCGGAGAAGCCTCTTGGACCTATCTTCGCTGGCTTCTCATCCTTTGCCTTGCGAAGAACCACGCTTGTCGGTCTCTCAGAGGCCGTAGCCTTTTTCCTCGCTTCAGGAAGGCCCTTACCACTACGGAGTCTCGCAATCATGTAAGCCTCTCTCATTCCAAGCCCATTCGCAGCAAGTGCCACGATGGCCTTTTTGTGCTCAAGAAAGTCAGGGAACTCTTTTGCAAGAGCTTCAGCCTTGGCGGAGAGCTCATCGGTACGACGCTTCGAGATACTACCTTCTACAGCGGCAATCCTCGTTTCGAGGTCACTGGAAGTAACCTGGTCCAGGATGGTTTTTGCCAGTTCGGTATTACTCATTTCTTCAAGCGTCTCAGGGGAAGGGAGCTTAGAGAACTTTCCCTCATCCTCTCCCTTATCCTCTCTAACCGCAGCAATCATTGTGCCCTGCTCCTCAACCTTCGCCTCCAGCTCCTTATTTCTTTCTTCTGCAATGTCTAGGCGGGCTTGAAGTGTAGCAAGCTCATTGGAACCTTCATTAGAGCCTTCATTGCCTTCACCCTGGCCTTCGCCCTCTTCACCTTCGTTCTCATTCATGTCGTTAACATCTACTTCGTCGTCGTCTGGCATCGCTTCAATCTCCTCTGGATTAACTGCTTCCTTCGCTGCTGTTGATAGCCCATGTTCAGTACTCGCTCAGCCGCCTTGTAATCACGGATGGTAAACCCACCCTTGGCTATAAACGTAGCGGTCCAAGCACCATCCTCCGATTGTTGTAGGACAATTTTCTTCATAGTATCGCCTGACTTTCAAGGCCCTCAGCCTTACAATACCTTCGTAGGTCTGCCTCAGACATAAACTCCTTCCCTTCCGGACTCGCGTCTCGCATCATATAACCGCCATTCGGACCAATCAGTGCCCCACGCGGTGGCCACTCCTTCATGGCAAAGCGGGATGGAATCCGCACCATGATTACGCCACAGGCACTACATTCCTCCGGCAAGTTCCTTTGTGCCACCGGACGGCGAACCTCTACCACCCTCTGGCACTTCGGACATTGGTGTTCGTACAGCACCACTGCCTCCTTTCTTTACCTTCCTCACACCGGGCCTATTATACGCCGCAAGCAACTCGTCAAAGAGTGCCTGCTTGTCAATACGAGGGTCGCTACTAAGATTGGCATAGAGTTGCATAGCCGTTTCCTGACGAGTAAACGGTGTCGCGTAGTGTTCTGTGGAGAAGGATATCTTGTAGGAAAACCTCCCGTTGGAGAGGATTTCAGCACTAATCATCTCCCATCTTTCCCCTCCCTCAGCACCCACGACCTTCACACTCTGAGGAACGGTCCAATGAGCAGCAACGATGTTGTTAAGGATGCGAACAAAGTCACGGTAGGACTTACGAAGGCTCTTTTGCTTACGACCAAGGCGTAGCTCCCCACCACGAGTTACCACGTTGGTTTCCGTGGCAGTAGTACGTGAAAATTCAGAATACTCACCAGAGAGGTTCCGAGAGATGCCTAGAGCCTCACGAGCATTTTGATGAATTACGTCCTCCTCTTGATGAAGGAGTGTATTGATGGAAACATTTCCTCCAATATACTTCACAATTTCGTCCAACGGAACGCCAATTTCCTCAAGCTCCACCAACATGCCAGGAGTTCCATTAAGAAGGGCCGCACGAGCTTCAGGACTGAAGGCTTCCTTCTTTGCAATGAGCTTGAGTATGCTCGCCCTCCGTTGTCGTTTGGCCTGAAGATGAATGTCATCGAGCTCATTCTGATGAGGGGCGGCATAATATGCAACGGGTGTTGTCCAAAAGGCTCTTGTACGAAGGCCCAAGCAGACATCTACCCAGGGAAGGACGTTATCAATTTGAAGGGTATTGATTACATTCCTAATGATGACCGGCTGCTCATCAAGAGCAACAACGATTACCTTCCCACTCTCCCGGTCCATAATTTCCCAAAGTTCAATGAAATCCTGCTCACCCTTACCCTTCCCTTCAGTCTGTCCTTGGCGTTCCTCGACGGATTCACGGGGATGGGAGAGACCAAGCAGAAGCTCCTTCGCTGTCACACGGCCCTGCAAACTTCCTGCCTTCTCATTGTACTTCGGGTCAGCACGAACCTCCTCTACCTTCCTCACCACACGGTGAAATACTTGAGGGGCGGTTGCAAGGTCGCGGGTTCCCCAAGGGACTACGACGTTGTGGGGAAGGACGAAGGCGGCCCAAGGAAGGCCACTCCGAGCAATACCACTCTCTATCATGCCACCCTCATCGTCGAACTGCGTCATGGTGCCGCCCAATTGACCCAGGCGAAACCTTGGGTCATAGCCGAATTCACTATCGTAGCCGAGTTTGATGAAGCCAACGCCAAAGAGGTAGGAGGAAGTGAGGGCATCCTCCATAATGTCGGACACATCAAGACCCTTCAGCATCGCGTTATCAAAAGACTCGACGATGGGAGCGGTAAGGGCAGAACGCTCAGTTCGAGGTTCCACCATCACAGCTACCTCAGGGACTGAAAGGGCGGAAATCATCGTGTCGCCTTTAGAGGAAATAATGTTCGGTCCAGTGTCGCAGGAGGTTGCGATAGAGAAGAACTTAGCCTCAAGGTCGCTCCAAATGTCCTCAAGACCGAAGACCTTGCGAAACTCCAGACCGTAGTTGATAACATCGACCCATTCTTGTGCAGTTCGCTCTTTCATGACTTCTTCTTCTTTCGCCACTGAGAATAGCACACCGCTGCTCGCTGCTTCTGAGTAGGGAACTCCTTGTTCATTACCTTGTTGTCTATGCAGCGGCTGATGAACTTTCGCCTCGCTTCACCTTTCCTAGGCTTTGGAAGTGGCATTTAAGTCCTTTCTCATTGCGCGAGTTCATGAACAGTAAGCGCTGCGAAAACGCCTTTACCGAGAGCTCCAGTGCCAACGGTAGCAATCACGACAACTTCCAATACGTCGCCGTCGACAAGGCCAGCAGTCGCTACGGAAGCAGCTTGAACGACGTAGGCAGCGCTTCCTTCTGCAACACTGAGCTCGATAGGGTCGTCAAGGATGCTTGCACCGTTTTTATGCAGGTCGACAGTAATGGTGGCATTGCCAGTACAGACAGTGACACTCCCAGCTTCAAAAGCGACGATGTCGCCTGTCGCACCATAGACCACATGAATAACGTGGTCCTCAGTAGCACTCGTTGTATCACTTTCTTGACTGTAGTACGCACGATGCTGGTGCTCTAGTTTCGTAGCGTCAACGTCGGACCCTGCAGCGATAGCATCATCGTTGATGCTGCCATCAGGAGCGGTAAAGTCCAGGGCGCGCAGGTGGCCGTTGATGTAAACATCGCCTTGCCATCTTGAAGGTGCTGCCATTTCATTCTCCTAGAAGGGGTGGCTCAGTAGCCAATAGCTTCTTGCGGCCCTTCACACTTGTGTAAATGGAAACGCCGACAAGTGCAAGTGCTCCAAGAGCGTTGCCAATCTGTGTTGCTAAGCTTTGGGACTCCACCGCAGCGAATCCAAGCTTGGCCGCAAGTACCCAGGCGATGCCCCGAATGACAATCGGCACCAGCCATGCGATAAATCTTTTGTGGTCCATGATCCATAACCTCATAATTAATTTCCAACCCATCATTACGTTAAAGCCTCACCGCAGCGAAAAGACCGTATAGCACTATTCTGAGAATAGCCTCGACTGCTTGACGTTGCAATGCTACACCTGCCTTGTTCTTTGCATTCAAGACTTGCCAATCAGTCTTGAGCTTTGCTGCTTCGTTGAAGGTAGTAGGGTTGCTTGAAGCCGCAATGAGCTCCGCATACGCTCCAGCCAGGTCGCCAACGATGAGCTTATCTACCCAGGGCCAGACATTCTGCTCAGCAATCATTTTCAAAAGAGCCGGGCCGTAGTCACGAATGACAGGACGGTACTCCTTTGGAACTTTTAGAAGCAGTTCTTCAAGGGTCATAGTAGGAATTGCTGGTTCCATCATTGCTCTCCCGTAGTCTTGCCATCCTTAGCTGCACGAAACTCCGCCCAGAAGTCGGCATTAGCACGGAGGGCTGCAGTCTTTTCTTCCGGCGTCATTGTCCCGGCCTCGGCACGGTCGGCCCACGCGTCGGACAGGATGGAGGTCTTGTCAAGAAGCTCAGCATACTTGGGGTTCATGATAACCCCACTACACCCGGCCATTAGGACGAGCAGAACTAACATGATTATCAGCGTACTACGCATTTTACCTTCTCCTTTAGTTAATACAGAGTCTCACTACGACAGCACTAAGGGTAGCAAGAAGGGCTGTCAGAAGCACCATCGTAACCATCCAATGATGCCGAAGGTGGTTCGACAGACCTTTGTCCACTCGCTTGACTATCGTGTGGACCTCAACCAGGATGTCGTGGTCGTTATCAAGCATCAGGTATTCCTTGCGGCGTGATACCTGTTCCTACCTTGACAGCGGCTTTGAGATTGTTGTAAACAGTCAGCATCGCAGCAGCATCGGGGCCAAGTTCGGCAGCAACCGATGCTCGCTTCCCTTGAACCTCTCTACGAATCCCGGCCAACGCACGGCTTGCCTCAGCCAGTACCTTCGCTGTCAGCCTACGCACCTGCATTGCCGCAATTTCTGCTTCACTGTGTGTACCTCGTGGAATGTCGGTTAATGCCATTGTTCTTCTCCTATCAAGCGGTCCAATGAAGCTGTCCAGTTATGGCGAATCTGCCTTCAACATAGCCACCAGCGTACTTTATAACGTCACCTGCGTTCTCGACGGCCAAGTCAAGCTGTCCATTGGCGTCCGTTTTTGCCAAGTAGTCTAGTTTGTCAACGACAGTTTCAATCGTATTGCCGACACCAGCATCAATAACGCTTGTATTAGTACCTGTCTTTTCACCGGTACCAGCACTTGAAATCCACACTCGCAGGATGAACGTATCCGCGACATTGTTACCGTCGGCATCCTGCACCTGCCAAGTGATAACACGAATATCACCATCCTCAGCAGCCGCAGTGATAAGCAAATTTAAGCTCAAGCGAGCCTTCACCTCGGGAGCAAGGTTTACGAGTTTCTTCAGTTGATTACCAAGAAATCCCATTCCGTTCTGTCCTTATATCGAATGTACCAACTCTTACCAAGGCCAAGTAGCCCATGCAGTGTCAGGCAATGCTGCATATTCTTTATGTCGTGAGATGCCCAAAACGAAATCTCCAACTGTGTTTACACCACCACAAGCGAGCCGGCCCCACACACCTTCGTTCGCTTCACCAAGCATCTGAACACTGCTAGGACTCGCCGCCTTCGCAAACTGAATCCAATAATCATCAGCCGTTACAGAGTGCATGTTAAAACCACAAAGGTGGTAAGTGAATAAAATGGTGTTTATCGGTATCATCACCGTCCACGCACCAAAGGCCCCCGCGCCTCCACTGGTCAACTGCAACACCGAAGTTGCGCTCTGTGGATAAACACGAATCCTCGCGTGTCTATCCTCAACTAGCGCGCGTGCTAATGGAAAAGCACTTCTTTCACCAAGGAAGCTCATATCCAAATGTCCTTATGCCGGAATATACCAGCCGACAACACCATCATCGTTGTTGTCCGCGTCAACATAGATGTTGTTTAGGTCAACCTTGTCTCCAGCGGGCATCACAAGTTCCTGCGTCGCTCCAGGGGTAAGCTCGAACAGTTCGGCAGCGCCTTGGTCCAAGTCGCTTAGTCCAATGAACACGTTACCAGTATTGTCACCATCAACCTTCCGTGCCTGCAAATGCAATACCTTGGCGAATGTTTGGCTGGCTACTAAAGCCTCTGCCGTAGAAGCTGCCGCGACGAATTGCGTGACTTTAACCGGCGTTTTTTCGACAGGGGCACTAGTGAGTTCAGCCAGGTCAGCCACTATGGCATCAAGGTCGGTGTTGGCGTCCTCATCCTTGACTCTCAAGTCACCGTTGGCGGTCATCTGAAGTTCCCCATAGCGCCCATCCGCCACAGCAGTATCCGCCCTTGTGTCCTTCCTTTTCGCAAACAACTTCATCCAGCCAGCCATCATTCGTCTCCTAATTCCATTTGAAGCCTCTCGAAGGGTCTACGCCTGAACCAACGCCGCCGTCAAATACCAAACTGGGAATTGACATGCCCCAAGCTGGAGTTGGACGGTGGTCAGTGCCTGCCGCATCCATCTTCGCCTGCTGCTGCCTCGCCATTGCCATTACGGTGTCAAAATCATTCGGCCCACCTTCGCTCGCAACAGCGCTTTCTTGATGGGAGGGGCTTACCCTCCAAAGCTCCAACTGCATTGCCAACGCGTCGATAAGGTCGTCGTTGGTCCCAAGTGGATATACGAGAAGCTCATTTACAAGTGCATCCATGTAGGCCCTCAGGTACATCAAACCTCCAGCGAAGGCTGGCTGAAGTCCCCTGATTCTCGCGGCCTTCGCAATGCGAGAGTGACTGAGGGGCGTTACTGCAAAGAACATTCCCGTCGTTACCTGCCGCTGACGAATCCAATGTAGCAGGCTCTTCTGATAAGCGGTTGTTTCAATCCCAGTCGTCACCGGATGCCACTTCCTGACCTGCTCCCACAGGAGGTCCAGCACCTTTGAAGGCGAGCATCTCTCCCTCGCATACTCCAACACATATATCTTCCCCTCATGCATGTCCTTCCCACAGGTCATAACGACGTTGTAGTCCGGTGGGCCTTTCGTGTCTGTAGGGTCACCCCCAAGATCAACAGTCGTAAAGGTCATGAGTCTTGGGGGCTCTACATCATAGTAGCGTATCCACTCAGCTCTAAAGAGCATGTTGTCTGCTTGAACAGGGGAGTTAAGATAAAGGCTCGAGAAGAGGTAAGGGCCTTGCGAGGCTGCAATCCCTGCAAGTACTTTCTCTCCGAAACGCTCTGGCCACATGAGCTTCCCTCTTATGTCAGGTCGAGCATCAGTTTCCTTCGCTGCCCACTGGAACACTATGAAGGCTGGCTCATGCTCCATTACCCAGGCAAGAAAGTCCCTAACATACCACCGCGTTCCAACAATAACATTCTGGTCGAACTCTGCCTCGTCGAAAAGGGATGGAACAAGGCGATGCCAGCCGATTGCTTGCGAAACATCCGCCTTTGAAGGCAACACCGAATCTTCACCAAGGTCGTCCTTGTCAGGTGCAACAGTGTCATCCTCAACAATGAGATTGAAGTGACGGGAAGTTACCTGTGTCCTTACTCCAGCAAACTCGTAGGTACTTTCTGCATAGTTGCCACTCCTTCTCAAGCACCTTCCATCCTCACTCCATTTTTCAACAGGGGAGGGCATGATGGAAGGGAAAAGGACTCGAAGGAGAGCAGAAGAGGTTATAGAGCTTCCTAACGCACTACCTTTGGCCTTAGCATTAGTCGACGTGTTTTGAGCCAGCAGACATCGAACATTAGGATTCCGAACTCCCCTCCAGGCAGAGTAGGCAATGGAGACAAGGGTGGTTTTGTACCACCCACGAGGCATGAGAATGAGGAGCTTCTTAATCCCGTTGGCTTTAATGTCGGCGAGGCGTTCAGGCCAGGTTTCCTCAGGAACGCCCGCCCTAGCAAAGACCCAACGAAGGGTTTTCTCATAAACCTTCCAAGGGTGGACAAGTGAGGCATTATGACCCTTGTAGAGTTCTAACAGGCGGCATAGAGGCTTGTGAATACGAGGATGAAGGCGGTCGAAGCCCAGGACGCCTTTCGCAAAGAAGTAGAGGTCACCAAGGGCGTAAATGCGAATACGAGCAAGGAGTTCCTCGTCTGGTATAGGGACAGACTCCGAAACTTCTGCTTGCGACTCTTTTGTCATCGCTACTGACAAGGAACTGCCTCCGGGGAAGGTTCCTCAGAAGGTTCTTCCTCCATGACCTTCCCTTCCTTCATGACTTCTGCCTCCCCCTCCTGCGACTCCTTGAGAGCCTTCAGCAGCACCTGAATATTTATTTGACTCATCACTACCGGCGCCTTCTTGGCATCGACGCCCTTAAGGTCAAAGGCCCTTGTAAGGAGTTCCGTAGCACTTTTTAACTTCACAGCATCGCTTCCAGTACTCATCAAACCCCTCAAGGCCTCAACTGCTGAGCTGGAAGCCTTCGCAAGGGCCCTTTTCGCTGCGGCAATATCGTCTGAGGCTGTCTGGTCAGCGATGCGCAAAAGCTCGCGCCTCCTTCGAGCGACATGACTCTGAAAGAGGGGCGATTGAGCAATGCGCGACACAGAGTTAACGGTCATCCCTAGCTCACCGGCGATGTCGGTGATGGTATGGCCACCAAGGAACAGCTCCGCAATCTTCTGATGCCGAGTTTGTAGCCTCTGAAGCTCTCTTGCCATTTTGCCTTCCTCATGCTCAAAAGAAAAAGCCTTTGCTCATGGAGGTAGCGAGTAGTGGAGGAACTCCCACCGTTCGAGAAGGCTCGGAGGTTCCAAAATATCATGTGAAGGTAGAGGGAGGCAGATTATGCTGAGGCGGGGCGGGGGAGGGGACATCGCTATACTACATGGCGGAGGCGTATCCGCCCGCAAGCGATAGGCTCGCGAGTTTTGTACCAAACTTTTGAAAACAGGAGAAAAGCCATGGATGCTAACAACGCGAATGAGTTCATCGTGTGGACAAAAGTAGCAAGCAGCCGCGATGAAGGAAAGCATCATCGTCTTGCGCCTTTACCAATGCCGAAACTGGGCAAACAATTCCTCCAGTTTTTCGCTAAACTTGAGGAAGTGAACAAGGCATGGTTCTATCGAGCGGTCGTGGCGTGGTTCAAAGGTATCACGTTAGAGGCACAGGAAGGCTTGTGGCCGGACGTAGTACCAAAAGGCTCTTCGGTCTCCGACAAACGGGCACTGGAGTATGTCTTGGACCACCTTCAAGACGAAGCTTTCGCGGGCATCAAAGGTCGTCCGGCGCTTGTCGCCAAGGCAAAGACAATTTTGCAGGCGGAAAACGGCGTTGACACCGCTAAGAATTGTAGCAAGGCGGAAGCGGTCGAAACGAACAAGGTCTTTCGGGCAATGAAAGACGCGTATTTGGCCGAACTCGCAACCCATCTGAAGTAAAACGCAGCGGATGCGGCGTGGCTAGGCGAGGCTGGGCAACTAAGCCTCGCCTGCCCGTCGTGGAATCTGCAAGCCTCGGTAGTGGCAATAGAGAGAGAGCGGGAAAATGATGGCAAGCTAGTCACCGGCGTTGCGGGCGACATCCCTGCATCCCCGCATCCCTGCATCCCATCCCTGCGCCCTGTATATATACCCCCCCCCCCTCCCCTACCATAAAGAGAGAGGCATGGGAAGTCAAGATGTCGGGAAGTCGGGATGTCAGAGCGCCGGTAGGTTTGCCGCAGTAGCAACTCTACAGGAGAAGAAGCCATGATTGCAATCGACGTTTACCATCCACTCGACGGGCATAGACAGTCTGTTGAGACTAAACATGTTCATAGCAAAGAGGAGTTATTTACTACCTTGAAGGACATCGTAGCACGCTATGGAGTAGATTCCATCGTGCGGTTAAGCTACGACGATGAGGTAGTGAATGACCTGCGATAGACAGGTAAGCGTTCAATCGGCTGGCATAGCAGGAACAAGACTCCTGAACAGGAGAATGAGCGATGGACCCTTCAGAGAAAAGAATCGAGAACGCGCGAGACGCACTTGGCGTGCTAAGGACGGTAGAGCTTCGTCGCTTGGCAAAGTATTTGCTGCGGCACATTCGCAAAGACCATCAGCCGACGCAGAAGGTGATGGACGCGCTGGATGCCTGGGCCGGTGGAGCAGATTAGAAGAGTCTGTAAGCGAATGTAAGCCGTTATGGAAGGTAGAAAGGGAAAGAACAGGAAAGGAACAGCCGATGTACGTTAGTCCAAACTTCAAGACGAAGAAGGCACTTAGGAAGGCTGTGGCTGATGGAGCAGAAGTAACGACCTTCCAGCCTGGGCCATTCGGTGGAAGAGAGCCAAAAGATGGCTGGTTATCAGTGGAGGGGCCGCATTATCCGAAGCCTCATACGTGGTACGCACGAGTTGAGGTAAAGGATGGGAAGGTTGTGAAGGTTCAGTAACGGAAGGGAGGAGAAGGAGAAAGTGATGTCAGCTACTAACATTCTAGTGTTGGTTGGAGCAATGGCAGCAGCGATAGTTCTAGGAACAGTAACTACCCTGTTGGTGATTACCCTTTGGGAGTACGTTGTAGAGAAGGTCAAGTGGTGGAGTTGGAAGAAAGGCGGTGGGATATGAGCAAGGACTCGAGAGGTGGAAAGAGCAGGAAGGTTGTGCGGGCAAAGAGGCGTCGTAAGGCGAAAGCAGCGGGAAGAATTACTAGAGGGCCGGCAACAGCACAGGAGAGGGTCAGCACGTGGGACACGGTAAAGGGAAGGTCATGAAGTAGGAAGAATGTCCATTGAGCATGTAGTGTTCACATTTACGAAAGGAGCAGGAAGTCATGATGAATACGATGATGCAGGTGGATGGTGACATTTTGAAGATTGAGGTGGACCTTTCCAAGGAGCACGGGCGCAGTAAGAGTGGCAAAAACATTATCATCGCCAGTTCGGAAGGCATTGTGCCAGTTCCAGGGAAGGGAGACGTGAAGATGGGCCTGAATGTGTTCAAGGCACCGAAGTGAGGGAGCAGTAGGGTAGTGTGAGCTGGGAAGGCGTACGAATTGAATCTCCTCGTCGACCCAGCTCACCGCCCTGCCCTCACTTCCCACTTTGGGAATAGAGGCTAGGGCGGAAGAGGCTAGGGCGGGTTCAGGAGAAGAGACCATGAGTCCAGAAGAACGAGAGTATCAGACAGCGATGGTGGTTCAATGGGTATGGAGTTACATGGTTGGGGAGGTGAGGGCTTCACGCTCGATGATTGCAAACAAAGCGAGGTATGCATTAGCCGTTGCCACGCAGGAGACAGTAGAGAAGTTGCAGATAGCAAGGCGAGGCTTCGACCGCGTGCTGGTAGAGGTCAGCAGGCTGCACGCAGAGGCGGTTCATAGGGTGGAGGAGTTAGAGGTGAGGCTGTCGGCAATGGAGGAACAGGAGGAAAAGGAACAGGAGGAAAAGGACCATGAATAGAAGCGAGCGCGTTCATGCGGAGCTAGAGATTGAAAGGGAGTGGTCGGAGATTGCTAAGGGAGCATTGAAGGAAGCGGATGAGATGAAAAAGCGGCTCCTTGTGATGAAGGACACTAGGGAGCTGATAGGGATGAAGAAGCAATATGTTATGGAGAAGCTCATTGCAGGGTCGCTAAAGTTGGCATTAAGGTGTGCGGCTACCGCGAACGAGGTTGTGGACGAGGCAAGGGAGCGTAGGAAGGTGATTGAACAGGAAGGTGATTGAACAGGAAGTCTTAGGAGACATGAACGATGTCGCAATTACACGATAAGGTAGCGGATGTGGCAGAGGCAGTGGATAGGTGGCGGATATTTGGAAAGAGACTGCAGAAAAGGGAAGATAATCTGTTTAGTGAGGGCCAGGCTGGAGCAGCGACAGCCGTTGGGGAGGAAAGACGAAATGTTGAGACTCATTTAGCAGTAGCGGAGGCAGTGTGGTATCTGTTGAATGTAGAGGTGAGGAGAGGTAGTTGAGGCAATGGACCTTGAGGATTGGCTAACCCTGGTACTTTCGCTACTCTATTGGGCCTTCGGTCTGGGAGCGATTATCGTGTGGTTACTGGTCGCAGAGGAAATACGGAAGTGGTGATGAAGGCGGTGGCGGCGTCCTCATACGTATCGCCTTGGTAACTGGCTGTCGTTCCGTGGCGACAGTGGTAGGCTTACTAAGGCGAAAGAGGGAGAGGCGGTTGAGCGCGTGGTTCCTCCTGTGCCATGCGCTCCTGCCTCTTTTAAAGGGACGATTAGGTTAAGGTGGAAGGATAAAAACTATGAAAGACACGAAGAACTGTCCGAAGTGTGGAGCGTTAGTCGTCTTGTTCGCTGACTACAACAAGAACGACCTCTTCGCCCTCGGTCTTAGATGTGCAAGGCGATGTGGCTGGAGGTTGACTATGGGGGATGTCTTGGCAGAGAATGAGAAGCTGCGGAAACTTGTTAAGGCTGCATACAGGGAAGCTCAGGACAATACGATTGGGCTGCTTGGAGAGAGGTCGTCAGCTTACTACACAGCCAATTTGGATGAGGATTGGGATGACAGTGAGGCCCGCAAAGCATTGGAGAAGCCATGAACGACCTTATCGCAATCTTATTATGTTCGCCCTTCGCCTTAATGATACTTGCGAATTGCCTTGCCTATACAAAGCTCGCGCGAGAGGCAGGAGTCGCGTAACAAGACATGTTGGGTGCTGATATTTGACAATCGAATATGCTGGCGTGTGGGAATCTGGACATAGTGGCCCTGTATCGCCATGGGGCACTGGTACTGAGTTGGGGCGGCGATATAACCCCACGCTACCTGCCGACTGTGGAGCCAGCCGCATGAACGTCGGCCACGCCAGCACCATATTTGGCAGCCTTACTCCGGCCTCAGCAGCCAAGCCAACCCTGAGGCTTAGGAGATGCGTCGAGTCCTGCTGCGAACGGACTTGGCCAATGAACGCAGGAACTTAGCTTATAGGCTTCGACATCGGCGCTTACGGCTGCCCCGGAAGTGAAAGGTGAAGATAAAAGGTTCCGCCCCTTTGGGCGGTTGGCTGGTCTGCGGGAAACGCCCTCGAACATCGACGCAACTTAGAGCGCGGTGAAATATCGAGCACCGAGAGTCCTGACGAGGATGCAGGTTCGACTCCTGCCAGACCAGCACCTTTAGTGAGCGGTGGCGACCACGGTGGAACAGTGGTACGGAAGCGGAAGGAAATGCGACAGTCACTGAAGCAACTGGAAACTGTCAGTAGCGGCAAGTCTAGTTGGCTACCTTCAGCAAAAACGGCAGTACCGTAACCGTATTGAAAGAGACGGTATCGAATCCGTCCGCCGCTTTTTGACAACCAAATATGCTGGTCTGCGGCGTGTGTGAAACGCAAGTGGGCGTATCCCACCCTTCGGGAGCGTGGCCCAACCTATGCGAATCTGCGGGTACCCAATACGATTCGAGGCAACAGCGGGCAGCAGGTAGCGGGTAATGCCAATCCTGCCAGACC